GGTGAATTTCCAGAGCCGCTATAAATTCTTCCTTTGAAATACCCAATGACATCAATGCCTGAAAAACAAAAGCTTCAACATTCTCAACGGTCAATAAAGTATTAGATTGAATCATATCTCCCAGGGTGGTCTCACCTTTCTGATCACCCAAATTTACAGAGACCTTTTTATCAAACGGATTTATATTGATATTCAATTCCATCAATACCCCCTTAAAAATCTATCTGTAAACGGAGTGGTGGGCTCAGTGAATGAGTCTGTCACCCCCACCACCGGAGCCAGGTTGAAAATATTTTTTCGGATAATAAATGCCTGGTCTATCCGGCCATTCTGGACAAATTGATCCCCATCCCCACGCCTTCCAAAATTGGCAACGGGAGCCGTTAAATAATTTCCTGCTGCATAACTTCCATATCCAATTTGTGAAATTGTACCGCTGTCTTTTGCTCCTAAATACATTCCCCAATCTGTGCCGATCTTTGCCCACATTATAAAATACCATGTAGCATCGGCGATAACATCTAACGGTTCTATACTGACTTCATTTATCCCAGCCTCCCGGACAACAAACCCAAGCGTTCCATCTACTTGCAATCTAATTGTTATTCGATTGTCAATATCCTCGTATAAATCCATTATAACGGCTATCGCTGCAGGAGAGGCATCAACAAAATAATACCAGGCTCCCATTATAAAATCATAAGTATTGCCCTGCAATTCAAATAATGATGGTGTTTTGCTTCCCGCAACCCACGCTTGAATATCTTCTAAATATCCAGAAGCAGAACCAAATCTGAATTGATCAGTAGCATGAACCATGCTACCCACACCTTGGACACCATGAGAAGGATATGGTGAATAATCATAAAAATAAGGTGATGCCGCTATCACCTGCGAATATCCTGGTTGAATTAATAGGACATGGCTTTCTATTGATTCAAGGAAATTAATATCCCTCAGATCAACATAAACACTATCATGATCAAGATCAAATCTCATCTCAATGATTCTGTAATATCTGGCTGTAGCAGTTAGAGCATTTGGATGTGTTATTTTTAGTATATCTCCGACATTATATCCGATAAATTTATCAATATGTATTTTTCCAATAAAACAAACATTTATCACTTCATAAACAGGGTATTGGTGCATATTGGCATAATATTTTGCTGAACCAAAAGCAACTGCATCATAATCGGTGAAACAGTTTTCTATCTCATCATCAAAAATCCCAGCATTGTCTTGGCTTTCAGTTTTATGAAAAAGAAGACAAAATTTATAATTACTTTCAATCGGTAAATACTTAAATGAAAATTCGATTTTATTTTTTATTTCATTTAACAATATTTCTTCCTTGAAAATATATCCCTCCGACATATCATCCTGTGTATATGAACCCTGCTCATTCCCGGCACTTGATTTCATATCAATATATGATATTCCAATTACTCCATCATTATCTAAATACCAATCACAACAAAATGCCTGTGAGAATAGTTTTAATAAATCTTCTCCGGTTAACTGTTCTGTTAATATGAAATTCAAATATGCCATTGATGGAATATATAAAATATCAACCAATCTGTTTATGAATGCACCTGTAGAAGTATAGGCATAGGCCCCAAAAAGATCAGAAAAGATAGTATTAATAAATCCGGCTAACGTGTTTGGTGATGGCGTTCGGGTTACGTTTAATTCAACAGTATCTTCTGTGCCAGCGTAAGCCAGATATGCCCTGCCATCTGTATGATTAAGCAATGACCATCCGCCAACGATATTTACACCCCCCTCCATTACTCTATCAATAGAAGTTAAATGACTATTTGCGGCCAGATAGTGAGTAGCGGAAATTTTCCATGCCGAGTATGTACCATCATTACCTCCGGCAGTGATAGTACCAAGAATATATGGAATTGGTTTACCGTATGCATCCGAAACTGCATTTGGAAAATCTTGATCTGAAATTATATCAAGTAAATTGTTTTCTAAAATATCAATCTTTTGAGATAATTTTAGGGTAACAGTTAATTCATTAAAATCAATATCTGTTAATCTTAAATTAATTAAAGTTGTTCCATCATCATATTTTAATTCACTGGCTATTCCGGTATTTCTCTGACAATCAATCTCATCAGCAATATATGATTTGATAGCACCGTCCTTATCGTTGAGAATAATTTCCAGAGTCGGAGTATTAAAATCTTCTTTTATTTGGGTTAATCTTTTTGAAAAACCTTCGATACCTATTATTCGCTGCTCATATTTCTGGCCCCCAATGGTAGCTGCATTAGTATCATAATATTTTGTACCCTGTACCCATTCTACTTTTAATCCATAATCTGCCATGATTATCTCTTAAAAAGCTGACTCCGTAAATTTACCGGACATTTGCCAATATAATATACCACCTTTTACTATCCGTTTAGGTAATGAAAATTCTATTACACCAAAATGAAATTCTGTCCCGGCTGTATTCTCTGGTAAAATACAAACATAATCATATTCACCTATGGCTTCAAGATAAACCCTTTGAGCATCCAATATACCAAAACAGTCAAAGCTATAAATTAAATTTGAATATCTCCTTGACTTTACTGTATGCCCGTTTCTGGTTATATTCTGAACAAACACTCGATCTCTGCCCTTAATATAATCCATATTTTCGCTTTTTATAAATTCGTATTTTTTAGCAGCTATGAAAGGCGTACCAAATTCTATATATGTACCAGCAACTTTTTGTAATCTCCATTGATAATATTGATATGTTGTGCTTACAATTCTGAAAGCATTCCTTTTTGTAACACCCTTCACATCAAATGTTTTAAGGGTAAAATCCCCGGTATTATGGGTGGCCGCAAAATCATTACTTGATGCTTCAAATTTAAATGTAGTGTCTCCAGCAACCATATTATGATTTATCATACAAGCACCTTGCATTGCTACGGCAGCCCCCATGTTTACCTTAACAATACTTTCTGTAATAACTGTTGACCGCCATTTGTTTGCCGGATTCGGATCATCTAAATATTCTTTCGGATATCCGGTTGCTTCTGTAGTAGCAGACAATACTGAATAATCCGAAAAAATATCATCAAACAATATTATCATTTTAGCCATTTCGATACCCTCTTATTTTTCCTCTTACATTATAATAATTTCCATTAAGAACATCATTCATTTTCCTTGCCAGGACCATAGGTGAATCGCCAGCCTCATTTATAACATTCATATTTATAATTGTATCGCCTCTTATTTCGCCACCACTACTACCACTTAATTTAGGTCTTATTGAAACATCCTCATCCTTGTGAGCTCTGAAAGTGGTATCCCGAGTAAGTACTCCCTCAAATCCTTTAGCTGCCGTAAAGTCTACTGGTTTAGTAGGGTGATTTATCGATCCAGGTTCACCAGGTTCTGGGGCCGGTGGGTTTGGCATATCCCAGTCAAATGGATTTGTCCAATCTGCTCCAATCCAGGAGGCAAACATTTCAATAAAATCACCAAATAATGTAACCAATTGCTCCATTGGTGGTATATTGGCATCTATCATATACCCCAGAGATTCACCCTGTTCGATTAAAGCAAGTGTCTGTTCATCAATCGCCAGCCCGTATTCCTGGGCATAGTATAATATCTTTTCAAGTGTGGGGATAACTAATGCCCATGCCTGTTCATTCGTACCGCCTGAAGCAATAACCTGATTGAATTGGTCAACTACATCCTGACCAAAAGAAATCATTAATGCCTGTAATTGACCGATTGAATAAATACTGTTTGCAAACATAGCATCCATCATTTCTGAAGAGGCTGAAATGGCAGAAACAAGATCCTCATTTAAGTTTATAAAAGCAGTTAAATCTAAAATATCCTGAAGTGATTCACTTATTTCATATCCCTGGGTAGCCACAATTTCAGCAAGTTTTTTAAACTCATCTTCCATTTCCATAACAGCTTCAATGAAGGTAGATCCCTGTGCAATCAATCCACCAAACAGGGCAATGGTATAAAGTTGGGCTCGGTTAAATCGGGCCTGAGAGGTAGCCGCATAATTATAATAATTACCAAGAGCACTGATCCCGGCAGTTAGTTGATCGTTTATATAAGATGTAATTTCACCAAGATCGATTTCTTTTTCTGACATTTCATGGATGAAATCATAAATTTCTTTTGATCCGGCCTCTGCTGTATCAATTAATTCTCGCCAGTCTTCCTCCCATTCTTCAAGAGTTTTGGCAGAAATGTCTGTAATAAACGCATTTACGGCAGCTTCGATTTGTGTAGTTATACTTGAAATGCCAGCCGCTATTCCACCAGCCCCCCCTTCCGTAGCCGCTGCACTTAATCCTGAAGCTATATTTGAAAGAGTATTCGATAAAAGCTGAGCGGCCTCATCACTTACTCCTATTTTCTGGCCAAGTTCAACAAACATTTGTCCAAATCCGCTTACTACTTCAGAACCATGTTTCAATATTATATTAAATTCAAGCAGTTCTTGTTTTTCTTTTTCAATTTTTTCTGCAAGCTGAATGTCTTTTAATATTTTTTTACTTGCTGTTATTGTTTCGATTGATTTATTTGCATCAAGTGTGGCATGATCAAATTCTTTTATTGCTTCAGTTGTATCATCAATATCTTTTTGGATTTCAACAAATGGAGATCCCTTGCCCTTGCCGCCCGTTTTTACTCCACCAATTTCTTTTACTGCAGTATTCAATTTCTGTTGTTCTATTCTGAATTTTTTCCATGCTTCTGCATATTGACCCTTGGCAATATTAGCAAGAATTTTTTGCATTTTAGAAGCCTGAACTCCTAAATCATTTGAAGAAGCGGCAGCCTCATTCCATATTTTAAATAACTTTTTTGTTTCTTCTCCTGATAGTTTTGCAGTTTTTATAAATCCATAAAATTTATCATCAAGAGATTCTATAAGAGCTTGCCTTGTCATACTGGCTTGACGCATAGCCGCAACTGCGGTATCAAAAGTTGCTAATATTTCTATTGTTTCCATGATTCTGCCAGCAAATTTCGCAAATAAAGATATGATATTTGTGATAGCTTGAGCAAAATCAGGATCAGAAAACACATCCTTTAATTTTTCTATTGATTTTTCAAAAGCCTCATTATCCGTCAAGGCTCCACCGATTCTTTCCTTAAAATCTCCAATAATATTATTTAATTGAATTAATGCACCTTCGGCTGTTTTGGCTTCTTCAGTAGCAATGCCCCACCCTTCACCAAAACGTTTAAATGCCACCGCCTGCTTTTCGGTATTATCTTTTAACTTTTTCAGTTCAGGAAGGTATCGTTGAAGCATATTGAAATCACCCTCAAATGCCAGGGCAACCATTTTCATTGCTGATTTTAAATCAAGGTCATAGGCTTTTGATAATCCAATCGCATACTTTGTCGCATCCTTAATTTTATCTGATGAAACTCCCATAGATAAACCAAGCTGCATCAATTTTAAACTGGCTTCATCTCCAACGGTAGTAAGATTTTGAATCTCAGAAGCATACCGTTTTAACTCCTCAAATGCAGCTACTGAATATTGCCCGGTTGATTCCATGGCTTTTTGTAAAAGCCGTTCAACTTTTTCCTGCTCCCCATAAGCCTTAACACTATCTTTAAACAACCGATTGATTGCCCGGAAACCCTTAGAAACTACCGCAAAGGCAACCGCTCCGGTCAACATCTGCTTCCACATCCCGGAGAATTGATTAGTTACTTTTTTAACCTGTGAGTTAGATCGTTTTAATTCGCCTTCAAGTTGATTTAGTTTTCCTTTGAGCTGTTTTATATCAGCTTCATATTCAACCTTTAATTTTTTTACAACCGGCATTTTTTAGTGTCCTCGGTTTATCTCTTTATCAAGAGCGGTATTGCCGATCGATGGCGAATTGAATACCCTTTCAAGTTCTTCATTATTCTTTATTATTTTATCAATACTTGATACATTTTTAATTTCAATCGGTTCCTCACCCATAATATTTTCAACGGTTATATGATGATTATCATTTCCTTTATTTATTGTCCATAAGTCAATCATATAATTTATTTGCAATGCTGTCAGGTAAGCGGCGAATCTCTCCTGACTCTTTTTCTGTTTCATGTACCCAGTCATATAATGGTGATACTCATCAAATCCCATCTTCATAAACTCCTCGGGTTTTAACCCGATACTTGCCGCCTGTTCAAAAAAAGAATCGATTTCATTTGACAGCCATACTATTTTTTTTTCGGTATTTTCAGTTTCGGTCCCGTCTTTTTTTTTTTAAACCGATCGATTGAAACATCCATTTGATCTGTTATAATTTTTAACATCAGAGAAGTTGCGGCAGATGTCGCATCAATATAATCTAATTCTTTATTTTCAATTAATGTTTCAATTTCATCTTTTGAATATTTATTCTTTAATGCAGTAGATAAAATAGTTGAAACCTGAATAATTGTTAATCCTTTTTTAGCTACCAATGAAGCTAATTGAAATATTGTAATATCCAGTAAATGTTCAAGCGTGATATAATCTCGGAAACCCAAGTGCAGATCAAGGGTTTCATCCTTAATCTTAATGGTAATGATTTTTTCCTTTTTTACTTCCTTTATTTCTTCCATTGTTTTTCTCCTTATAGAAAAGATAAATGGCGGCACATCATTGAATGTTTATATCAGACCGCCATTTATCACTTTTCTTTTAATTTTATGTCTTATCCAAAACCCCAGTACCTTCGGCTGTAAAGCCAAAACTTACTGCACCATCATGATTCGCACCCCATGACATACTGGTGTATCTGCAAGTCCCTGAATAGACTTTTGAATTAATTGTCTTTACCTGGCATTTTGCCAGAGTAGAAGCAATCATATCATCCTCAATCTGGTCGCCAGCCGCATCACCTGCTTCATAATGACAGGTTACAGCAGCGTTCCAATCTTTTATTCCAGCAAGGGTTTCTTTCCATCCGGCTGAATCCTTATCAGTAACATCAATACTTGCTTCGTTTAGATTGAGAGTGACCCCGGTTTCTCCACCTATTGCAGTATAAGTGGGTGTAGCAAAACTTGCGGTATTCCCATAAAATCTTAATGCTGTCCCTGCTACTTTAGCCATGTTTACCTCCTTTATTTTGTAATTCTAAAAGCTGCAACCGCAATGGTAGTCACAGCCGAAAAATCAATATGAACCGTTCCATCAGCTTGCATATAGGTTTCACGTGCCATGAACCGTCCGATATATGTTTTTCCGGCAGCGATTGTCCAAGTATCTTCGGCTACCGCAAGACCCTTAACGGTTTCAGGTGTCTTTATGGTTACGGTAATTGATCCGGCCGATCCGTTTTCTACAACCAGGGTGATATTCTCACCGGAAGCAGCTATTGATTCGCCGTCTGCATTCGCAGCTTCCAGGGTGTCAGTGAGATTAACTCCACCAATAGCGGTCACCGCTGTGATAGTCAATACTGTTCTTGACATTTCTATACCTCCTCTTTTATATTTTTGTTAAACTCTTTTGACTCTTTCAAAATGGTTTCCGTTTCATCTTCTGTAGGAATCGCAATTATATCTGAATGAATCTGAACATCAAAAATAACATTGATATTAGTTTTTCTGTCAGATTCTTTTTCAGCGTACCCCTGCTGGACATTCCAGCCGTTACCCCAATAAAACAATTTGTATGTTCCGATTTTCCATTTCGATTGATTAACATCAATGGCCGGAGTTCCGTCAGCTTTATTCGGTCCTCTGGTTTTATTTAATACCTGAAAAACATAATCAAGCGGTTCCATTTCTGCGGAAGCCCGATCATAACTACCCCATAAAGTCAGATTTAAAGCAACCTGCCATTTTTTCAATACTTGAAGATAAACATCCGATTTCATTATATCAATCGAATCATCTCCTAATGTAAAAGCAAATGCTTTATCACTGACACGGGTTCGGAATGATCCCCGGTATGTAAAATACGGCTGCTTAGTCCCTTTCGGAATCTGCCCCTCCTTGAAAAATTTAAACCCGGTCTTTTTAAAAATACTAATGATTTCGTCAGCTTTAATTATCACTTCCATGTTTCCTCCTTATTTTTGTTCTAACAAAAAACTCATTGTTAAAATTCCATGATATGCACCGGATGAATCTTCAAACGGAACATCCGAATTATCAAAATCTTGCCTGATTACATTAAAACTTGTAAGCGATAATGCACTATAAGAATCGCCATCATCAATAACCGTTATTGATCCCAATACTGCATTTTTCATATCATTCACATATTGTTTATCTTTAACATTACTCCATAAATGAAATGTTAAAATAGTATTTGTACCTGGTTCCTCTTTGCTATTCCATGATATAGAATGGACATTACCAATTGTAATATAATTAATTTCTGTACTTTTAGGTACATTCCCATAATCATAAACCGGGTAATTAATGGTCGCCACTCCCGTAGTTAGTCTGGCATAAGCAGCATTTTGAAGTTCTTCAGCCGGATCTATCATTTATTTCCTCTCATTAATGCCAATAAATCATTTTCCATTTTGTTTAAATGTTTATGTGCAGCAGGAGTCAAGCATGGTTTAGGCTGGGTTCCTGGATGTTCAACTTTTTTGCCAAATACATCACCTGTTTTAACATTGGCTAAAACTTTTTTTCGTTTTATTCTTATAGTATGCGGTCTGGTTCCATATTCGATAAAAGTTAATTCATCAAGTCCTGAAAAAACCGCACCTCCGTATCCGTTTTTTGTAATTTCCATTTGAATTGACTGTTTTGATTTGGTGGTACTTTTTACTTTTTTAGCAAGATTCTGCATCCAATCAGTTCTGATATTATTTCCGGTATTTAATATAATTCGTTTTACATCTTTTTCCGCTTCTGTTCCATGCTTTCTTACCCATCCCATTAAATCATTTTGTCCTGTTACTTTAATTTGAGCTTCCATTATACTTTCCAACTATCATTTGTTTCGATTTCAATCAACATATATTCGTTACCACCTATTATATCAGGATCAATCGAAACTATCTTCCACCTATAATCTTCCATATAATTATTTAACCGTACCAGCATTTCGGATGTAATTTTACTGTTATATCTCACCAGAATATCAGCAAAATATTGACCCTCAAACCGCCCTGCTCTCCTGGTTTCACTTCCTGATTTCTGATTAAATCTACACCATGCTGTTTCCCAATCCCTACCGTCAAAAGGTCTGGTTAAACTTCCACCACCATCGCCTTCAATTTCTTGTGGGAGTTGAAACGTACATCTTCGATTCAACTCACCAATATCTTTTGGTTTATTCACATTACCTTTGTCCTATATGGATCAGCTAATTCTTTTGCAGATTGCGGAATAATAATCCCGCTGTTTCTGTTCTGATACATTTCTGCAAGTATTATCTTACAGGCTGTAATCAAATCCAATGGCACACTGGTTTTATCCTCTGAATATCCAGCAACATAAACAACTACTAATTGACCGGATTTTCTATCTGATGCAGTCCATGATCCACCGACCTTTAATTCAGCATAACCACCGTCTCCGGTTATGGTATTATAAGTGTCAGTTGAACTTTCGGTTGTCGCAGTCCCATCATCTTGATATGTTTTTATAGATGTAATTGATGAAATATACCCCTTAAATAAATCAATTCTTGACGGCTGCCCATCGATTCGCAATGTCCAGGTTTCATGAATTATTGACCGATTGCAATAATTCTGTAATTTCAACCTGGCAGCTTCAATCAATCCGGTTTTAGTATCTGCTCCTTGCAATAAATTATCGTCCTCGGTCATATTGGTTGAAATTTTCAGAAAGTTTTTAGCTTCTGCCAAAGTGAACAATTCTGCTAAATCTATCTCTGCTTCTGTCAATGTCTTTATCAGGGTATAAAAATAATCATCAAGGTTTGTCATTTATTTTCTTTTGGTTTTACCAATTTTGCTTCAGTATTAAACTGATGCTTTTTTTCAATTTTTTCAATTTCTTCTGATTTCAAATCTTTTGTCTTTCCAGTATTTGATTTTGCAGTAGTGTATTCAGCGTAAGGTTCTGAACCGGGAATAATTGTGGTCAAATTTTCAGCCAAATCTTCACTCATAGTATCACTCGGTACATCATAAATTTCACCTTCTTCATACCACCGTTCATGTTTCCGTAAACCAGAAACA